TCGTTATCGTCTTGAGCGGTGATAAAGAAATCAGGTCCAGTGATGCAGCCATCACCATCCTCGGGCGGGTCATACCAACTACTCATTGCTACTCTCCTTAGCGTGTGAACAGGGGTTCGGTTTGATGGGTCTTAACGATAGCTACAATCTCATTGTGCGCAGCATCCCAACCCTCTCTATGGCCAATGGCTTGACCCATGATAGCAACACGAGCCAGGTCAGACTGACTGCCTCGCATGTCTTTGATGAGATCATGCAACTCATCCATATCTAAAGGTGTGCGAACTAATTCCATTACGATACCTCCCCGCATTCAAGGACAACCTTGTACTCGAAACGCTTGGTCCCATCGCTGGCCTCTCGTTCGACTCGAGCTACGCACAGCACCTCGTCAGGATGAACGCCGTGCAGTTCGCCGATCATCTTCACCGCTTTGCTTTTAATCTCAAGCTCAGAGTTTGGTACGTCCAGCTTCTTCATTGCTCACCTCCCTTCGCAAGCCGTGCTCGCTCACGCTTGGCAGCATGACCAGCACGGTCAAGCTTAGCGATTTGTTCTTGGTTCGTGCGCAGGGCACGGGCAGCTTGACGCTGCTCTGCTTCAGCACGCTTGGTGCTCTTGCTCTTCTTCATGCTCAGTTCCCTTCATTGCATGATTGTTTAATGCGATGGCCCATTGCTGCATCGCTGGGGTATAAGCACATTCTTGTCCGTCGTAATCGTCGATCGCAAAGCGACCGTATTCATCTTTGAGTAAGACAATCTCTAGTCTTGTTGAGTCATATCCGTAACCCTCATCACCCGCCTTGCCATCCAACTCTTTAACAACAGCAATCAAGTCAGGGCACGAACGAGGTTGATAGTCATCAGAACGACAGAAGATATACTCCATCTCAACCTCATTAATGGTCATGCCTTTACGCTCGGCAAGCATACGCTTTGCTTCATTGGACAAATCGAAACCACCGAAGCAGGTATTGATAACAACTTCAAAGATCATGCGACCTCCACAGATAGTTAAGTATATACCCTTATCCTCACCCCCCCTAAAGGGGGTGTGGGATAAGGATTATAGGCTGAAGGTATAAAGCCTATCTAGATCTAGCGCACTCATCTCGCTTAGCTCACTCTCGAGTGCATTGATTTCTGTTATGCTGCGACGCCTTCTCGCTCCAGCCTCAGCAGCAATGCGAATAACTTTATCAAGATTATCTAACGCATCTTTAGCCTCCGAAAATTTAATAGCTAACTCAGTTCTCTTAACCATCAGAGTCCTATGCATCTCTTCAGGATCCTTATGCAGTCCATCAATCAGTTCACCTATTCTCATCACCGTTCTCCCTATCAAAGGCTAAGGAAAAAAAAGATCCTGGCTAGGCCGAAGGCCGACCCAGCCAGGTTCTTTTTTTATTTCGTACTCTTACTCCAGTACCTTCCTCGACTCTCATCATCAGCCTCAAGACCCCAGCTAGCGTTCCCGCTATTGCCACCCTTGGGAAACCCAATGAGATGACCAGTACGAGGCATGACATAGTTAGGACCAGGACGATTCTCACTAGGCATCTTCAAGCACTCATTGCAGTAAGGCTTAACTCGAACGCCACTCTCACGAGATTCCTTAGTCTGGTAGTTATACTTCGTGAAGATCTTAACCCCAACCCAGCGTGCCTCAGGAGAATTGCAGCGAGTACAATCGTGAGGGATGTCAAGGTCAACAGTGTCACCTTCATAGATCGACAGCTGTCGCTCGTCAGACTCACTGCTAATATCAAAGTCAGACTCGGAATTAGCAAAGGCAATCACTAACTCCTCAGGAATCTGATTGGTAATCGGAACACCCTGAACAACAAAGGAATACTCTGTCGTTAGGAAGTCACAAGAAGGCTGACTCTCATTAAACAACTCATTGATCTCATTCAACTTATCCATCGGCATACTCCTTTTCATTAGGTTAGCTAGGCCACGCCGCCGAAGCTGGCCCGAAGAATGAGGGGCGGCGGGGCCCATACCGGCGGAGCCGGGCGAGCGAAGCGAGTAGCCCTGTCATTCAGCTATCCTGGTTGAAATACATAAGCCTTCTCCTTCTCCTCATGAGTCCTCAAAACCCATGCGACGCAAGGGAGGTCGGCCCGATCCGTAGGATGTAAGGGCCGGCCGAGTGAAGGGGAGCAGGGAATTCGGATGAGGATGAGAACGATAGTTTATAGGGCTTCGTTTTCTCCTCCTCTTAAGCATAAGAAAAAGAGAAGAGGGAAGGAGCTTTCGCTCCCTCCCCCTTCAGCTTCAGCCTTCGGGTGTCTCTGACATCCGCTGGCGAGCACGCCAGGTCCAGTTTGACCGGCCTGGCACATCACTAAATTCGAGAGGCAATGGCTTCCCGGATTTCTCACATCGATCGACCAGGTCTCTGGTCTTGATGATGTCACCGTTAGCTTTAGTGTAGTAAAGCTCATCGGAATACGTGTTAACGATGTTTCGCATCGTCTCACACGGGGATTCAACAAGAGTGTAGAATCCTCCACCAGACCGGTGATTACCGGACTTGATAACCAGGTTACCTGTACAAGGCTTACCTGGATCACCCACCCAAGGGCCCTTCTTCTTAGAAGGACCATTGGTACCTTGAGTTCCGTAGACCTCTTCTCCGAACTCTTCTTCAATCTCGATTTCACTCATCGAGTTCTCCTTTCATTCCCAACCCTCTTGCTGGGACACCTCACACACAGGGTTGGGAATCATCACATGCCTATGTTGGTAGTGATTCTCCTCCAGGGAAACTCGACCCAGCCCTTTATACGCTCTTCCCTGCCGAACGATTTTTCACTAAAGGGACATCTGGAGGTAATGATGGGACGCAAACGTAAAGACGATAAATATACTCCGGTGCTAAATCGTCATCTACTCGAGGGCGCATTCGCCGAGAGCATGAGCCAGGTCTTGATGAGCCTGGACCAGTGCCGCATCCACAAAGAGACGGACATGACAATTGATCAGCATGTTCGGGCATTATGGCGGATCACCATGGATGAGACCGAGGTTCCTATTTTGCTAACCGATAATCGTCATAGTAAAACGATGGTTAAGAAGCAGGCTCAGTTTATCCAGCGCCTGAAGTCTTTGCGGTCTGAGTTGTTTAAGCTCAACCCGAACAAGAAGAGCGATCTTGCCTCGATTCTCAGGGCTATTACTCACTGGCTTCAGGATGCCCATTTAATTCTTCACGAGGACACCCCGAAGGATATTCGTGATTATCTTGCGAGCAAAGGAGCGTCTGATGACGAAGAGGAAACCAGGGAAGTTATCGGTGTCCAGTGAGGCCTATGAGAATTTCGATCCAGAAGAAGCGGTCTCTATTGTCCCGTCTGGCCATGTACCTGCTGGGAAGCGACTCATTAAGAAGGAAGCCCATGGTGCGATCAACGGCATCCTTCGTTCTATCATACAGGCTGAATGGGAGTCAGGCGAAACGGTCAAGGTCTTGGCTGACCGTCATGGGATCACTGCTCGAACCATCCACCGATGGAAGGGCAAGTACGGTTGGGAGCGATCTGTTGATGGAACAAGTTCTGCTATCCTCGAGCACGCTCGGGCCGAGATCCGACGAAAGGTCGAGCAAAGCAAGGTTGAGGTTACGGCGGCCATAGAGGATGTGATTGCTCGGCATAAAGCCACGACCGAGACGTTGAGTCAGATGTTGTATGAGGCGATGGGCAGGGCCAGTGCTTATCCGCACAAGGATCCGTTCAGGCAGATGCTTATCATTAAAGTTGCGACCGAGGTCTCTAAGAACATTCAGTCTATGGACCGCAAGACCTGGAGCATTGACGACAGCAAGACGAAGACGACCACCGAGATCTTCGATGTTTTGACGACAATGGAGAGCACAGTTGAACGACAAGCTCTTGCGGCGGATAAGTCTAGTCCTATAAAAGACGGCCATGGAAAATAATCTTCTTGAGTTACTTGCCGACTTTGGTGCGCTTGGCCTGGCCAGTGGCGCTATCTTTTGGCTTTATATCAAGATGGCGCAGCGTCTTGATACGATGACGGACAACTTCCAGGGTCAGCTTAGGGAGCAAGCGCAGGGTCATATCGAGCGGGAGACATCGCTCAGAGACAGGTATGATAAGGTGATTGCGACCTATAACGACGAGCGTCTTCAGGTGATCCAGGGCATTGGCACAAAGCTCGAGGTCATCGAAAAAGAGATGGAAGACATCGAGGGAAACCTTAAGATCATTATCGAGTTGTTAAATGAAGGACGTTAAAAATGAAATTTTGCGCTGCGCGCAAAGCTTCGAGTTCTTCAGTGAGCACTATCTGAAGATCATCACCAAAGAGTCTGAGCTTAAGCCCCTCAAGTTAAATGCTGCGCAGAAAGATATTATTGCGGGGTTTGATGACAGCAGCCACTTGATGCTGCTCAAGGCTCGTCAGCTAGGCAGCACGACGGCTATTGCTGCGTATTTCTTCTGGTATACGCTGTTCAATAAATATACCCGCACTGCGGTGGTGGCTCATACGGACGAGGCGGTGAAGAAGATCTTCGAGATCTACCGCATGTTCTATGACCAGCTTCCTCCGTTTCTTAAGCTCGAGACGACCCGAGCCCGAGAGAATGAGATCAAGTTCGTAACCGGGAGCAGCATTCGTGTCGGCTCCGCATCCAGTCAGAGTTTTCGTGGTGGAACCTATAACCTTATTCATGCTTCTGAGTACGCGTTTTGGAACAATATGGAGCAGACCATTGCGTCTCTTTTCGGCGCGAGAACGAAAGATGCGAAAGTAGTGCTCGAGTCTACGGCCAATGGGATGAATGAGGCTTATGACATGTGGAGCAAGGAAGTAGGCTATACAAAGATCTTCCTAAGCTGGAAGATGGATACGAATTACCAGCTAGATGAGCCCAAGTTTACGGATACCACAGACGAAGAGCTTGAGTATGCCTACGAGAATAAGCTTGATAAGGGCCAGTTCAACTGGATGGTTAGTACGCTTAGGACCGCCTGTGCGAACAATTGGAACATCTTCAACCAGGAATACCCTGCTAATCCTGAAGATGCCTTCATTGCTACGGGATCGCCGTTTTTTCCTCACCATTACAACGTCAACCATGCGAAAGATGGGTACATAGAGTACGCAAAGCCCAAAAAGTTTGGTGTTTATACGATGGGTGTCGATACGGCGACGGGCAGTCCGGGTGGCGATTACAGTGCGTTCATGGTTTTGGACGTTACGGATCGCAAGAACATCCGCATGGTTGCGAGTTTCTATGAGCGCATTCCTCCGAGCATGTACTCGAAGCGCGTTCTCAAGGTGGCGAAGCGGTACAATGCCCTGCTTATCATCGAAACAAACAGTTATGGTCTCAGTATTCAGGAATTTATTCAAGCCGAGGGCTATCCTCATCTTTATCGGACTTCTAGTTTCGATAAAGTGACGAACAGGTGGCAGAATCGCCTTGGTTTTATGACGACATCTCGAACAAGACCTGTTTTGTTTACCCGTTTGTACGAGCATATTACTCGGGATTGGTGCGATGCGAAGTGTTTGCGTTTTCAGATGGAAGCAAACCGCTTGCAGTACAATGGCAGAGGCAAAGTAGAGGCTGCTTCGGGGCAGCATGACGACATGGTGATGGCAACAGGGCTTGCATTGATGGGCCTTGACCAAGTAGATGACATCGAAGAAGAAGTGCAGAAATCATACAGGCCCCAAGGTTTAAAAGAGGTGCTTGAATGGGAAATGCACACTGGAAGAATGTGGAGTTCTGCTAAGAGATCGGAGTTTGCCAGGGATGGCGGCGATGAAATCTTAGGAGCTATTGGTGATCTCTTATAACCACCGGGTCTTGGCACGTTACGCCTCGTAGAAGGAATAAAGAGATGGATGAAGAGCGGCACGCAGCCATTGTAGCAATGTTGGAAGGTAATGCTGAAATCGAAAGTGAGGAAGAGCCTGAAGAGCTCGAATCACAGTCCGTAGAAGAGGAATCGGACGCCTCCGATGATGAGGAACTTGAAGAGGAAGAGACCCAGGTTGAGGCTTCATCTGAAGATGAAGAAGAAACCGAGGTCGAAGAGGGGCATCGCGTCCCTTATAACCGATTCAAGCAAATCAACGATCAGCGGCACCAGCTTAAGAGTCAGCTTGAAGAGAAAGAACGCTTCATTGCTCAACTCGAACAGCAGATGAAGGCTCGTAAAAAGCCTGAGCCAACTTATGAGGAATACGAAGAAGAAGACATCTTTGATGGTTCTGGTTCGTATGAGCATACTGATGAGATCTCTTATCTGAAAGAACAGAACAGAGCGATTCAGGTTAAGTTTGCTACAATGGAACTCGAAAAAGAGATTGGTGCCGCCCTTGAGCAATACCCGAATGTTCCAGAGGAACATATTTGGGATTCTATTGCTCAGGATGGCAACGCATCGGCTATGAGTATTGCAGAGCAGTATTCGTCATGGGTTGCTGGTGTCGAAGAGGCAGCGATTGCTCGTTACCTCAAGGAGCAGGGCGGGGATGCGCCTGGTGCGCCCCCCCGCCCCAAACGTAAACAAACTGCGAAGTCGAATCCTAGCGAAGAAGAGTGGAAACCAAGAAACACTGACGAAGCTAGGGAGGCGATGATCGCTTATCTTAGGAGCTAACCGATGGCATCGGTTACAATTGAGAATCTGGATGCGATTCTCAAAGAGTTTTACCTCGGACCCATCATTGAAAGCTTAAACAACCAGCTTGAAATGGTGCAAATGTTTCAAAAATCTACACTGGATTGGCAAGGTCGCCAGGTTGTGATTCCAGTGCATGTCAGCCGCAACGACGGTACGGGCTTCCGTGCTGAAGCTGGGAACCTCCCTGATGCTGGTCGTCAGGGCCATGTGAACCTGAACGTGAAGGCCAAGTACCTTTACGGTCGATTCTCCCTTACGGGCCCGGCTATTGCCACGGCTAAGACCACAGCCAATTCGTTTGCGACCTACGTCCAAACTGAAATGGATGGTCTGGTTACGGACACCAAGCTGAAAGCCAACCAAGGTATGTTTACCGGCGGTGGCTGCGTTGGCTTTGTTCGTCACATTGTCGCTCAGGGTGCGGGTGCAACGATCACCCCTGATTTCTGCGGAAACAAGGACGTGCTTCGCACCTACCAAGCTCTTGCGGAGACTGTCGCTCCCGGTAACTTGCTGAACATTGATATTATCAGCATGGCTACCTACGAGTCCCTTCTCCACACCAACGTGTTCCCTCGCGTTGCTGCTAACTACTTGACCTGCGACGGTAATGCGGGTGGTGATAACCAAATCACGCTTGTTACCGATGCTGGTGGTCAGGTTCAGTGGCAGTTGCTTAGCGGTACTCGCCATCCTGCGATGGTTGTTGTGCGTGGTTCCGGTGCTGGCTTGGCACCTTTTGTTCCTGTGGCTCCGGCTACTGACCCCGTGCTTATCGAAGTCAACAACGAGGCTCTTGGCATTTATGCCAACCTCGGTTTGTCTTCTCACTACACGGTGGATCGCAGCATTGGTCAGGCTGCACCTATTGCTGGTGTTAGTCAGAACCCGAGCCTTCGCTCAACGGTTGAGTCGGTTGCTATTGGCGCTGTTGCTGGCAACGCTGATCTCTTGTTTGGTCGTATGCAAACGATCCTTGATGAGATCATGGTGCTTGGTGGTGACGACCCGGATTGCATGTATGTGCATCCTGGTATCCGTCAGAAGTACGCTGACCTGCTCACGTTCACGGCTCCTGGCCAGATGAACAAGGATGCTCAGAGCAAGCCAGGTACTGGTGATCCCGGATTCAGCGGTTATGCCTTTAATGGTATTCCGATGAAGATGAGTCGCCACTGCGGTAAAGGTCTTATTATCTTCTTGAAGACTAAGACCTGGACCATTGCTGAGCTTCAGAGCTTCGGCATGGCCGACCTCGACGGTAACGTCATGAGTCGTGTTACGGCTCGAGATGAGTGGGAAGGCTTTGTGCGCTGGTACTACAACCTTGTGTGCAAAGAGCCCAATCGAAATGCTATCCTGACGAATATCACTTTCCCGGTGTAGTCTTTCACTTTGGTGTCCCACCCCCTTAGGGGGGTGGGCACCACCCCTGGGGTTATTATGGCTATGGGAAAACAGAGTTCCATTCGCAGAGAGGCAGCTTTTCACAGAGGGGGGAGCACTGGCGGGTATTTTCACAAGCCTATCCTCACCCCCCGCGAGAAGCCCCGCGAAGAAGAAGAGGAAAGCGGTGCCGGCAAGGTGGCCGCCTTAGCAGTTGAGGGAGTAAAGAAAGCTCCCGCTATTGCCTCGGGCGCCAAGGCTGGCATGTCCGTCGGGGCAAAGGCCGCCCCCCTCCTTGCTGGTGTTCCGGTTGTTGGTCCTGCTCTGGCTGCGGCTGCTCCTCTAGCAGGCGGAGTTATTGGTGGGGGCCTTGCTGCTTTTGGTGGTGATGATGCTGTTAAGTCAGCAAAGAAACTGCCGAAGAACCTTGTTGATCTGCGGGAAGAGGCCGCTAAACATTTTGGTGGAATGCTAACATGAAAGCTGAGGCTGTTGTTATTGAGGTAGCAAAAAAAGAAATTAAGTTACCTAAAGGTGGCAAGCTAAAGAGCGACCTTGATGATAGTCGTCGACATCGACAGAAGATCACCCGAATCTGGGATATGTGCAGTCTGTTTCTTCAGGGCAAGCAGCATATTAGGTGGGATTCAAACCTGAAGAATTATGTTGGGCTTGTTCCTGATAGGCGGCGCAACCGCGTTACCATTAATCTTATCCTTAATATCTTCAGAAACATTCAGTCTCGTTTATCTATTGCGTATCCGAGTATTACTGTTCTTCCTGCCAGTCCTTCGACTGAGGACATCCAGCGATCTGAGGCAGCGGAAACGCTGCTTCGGTATTATTGGCACACTGCCGATATGAAAGATGTTATCTCAAAGGCTTTAGAATGGCTTCTGCTTACAGGTAACGCTGCTTTCCATACCTTCTATGATCCTGATACGAAGAGGGTTACGACAGAGGCAGTCAGCCCTTATGATATATTTTTCGAGCCCGGTGTTACCAGTGTAGAGGAATCCGAATGGGTTGCTTTGCGCCATATTGTCTCGAAGAGAGAACTTAAAGAAGCCTATCCTGATCATGCTGAGCTAATCGAAAAGAGCAGTGATACGCCTGATCACACATACCAAACCCTTTACCAGCGCGCTTCCGGCACAGAGGGAGCAGAGCTGAAGAACCGCCTTGAATTGTATGAAGTATACATGAAGGACGGTACAATGGGCATGCTCCTGGGGTCTACATGGCTCTATAAGAGCAAGTGGCCCACCCATACTTCTCCTCTTACTTATATTCGTTACACCAATATCCCTGGCCGGATCTGGGGAATTGGCATGGTTGAGCCTCTTATTGAGCTTCAGGTGATGTACAATAAGGGGCGCGGCCAGATCATTCAGAACGCAGAACTAATGGGCAATCCTAAGTGGCTTGTCCCCAAGGCGTCAGGAGTAGGCAAAGATGCACTCTCCGATTCTCGACCTGGCGAAAAGGTTGTTTACAACGCTAACTCTGGACCGGCTCCACAGCAGGTTCCTGCTGCTCCTTTACCTGCTTATATACTTGACAACATTCGACAGCTATCGGCCGAGATGCTTGATGTGGCCGGTGTGCATAGTACAAGTCTCGGCAAAAGAGCTATTGGCATCGAATCCGGCGCTGCTATTCAGTCGCTGGCCAATAAAGATTCTCAGCAACTGCAAGTAACCCAGGCGAATATGGAGAGGGCAGTTGTCGAGGTTGCTACCTGCGTCATCGAGATGTGTAAGCTCTATTATGATGAGCCGCGCATGATGAAGATGATGGATGAGACAGGTCGCGTTATACACAAGACGCTTGATGCGATGGATCTTTGCGGTGATCCTGACATCTACCTCGAGGCAGGAACCTTGTTCCGTGATGAGAAACCCGATCGGGACCAGCGCATCCTTGAGATGGTTAAGCTTGGGTTGCTCGAGAAGGATCAGGCTCTTGAGGCTCTTGATTACCGTACCGGTAACTCCCGCGTAACCAAGCGGATGATCGGATTCAGTCATGCTCACGATATGCTTCAGGCTATTATGCGTGGCAATGCTATCGAAATTATGCCGAGCGATGATCTTGATGCCTTCAAGGAAGTCTTCAAAGACTTTATGCAGACCGAAGAATATTACCATCTGGATCCCGAGCGCCAAGATTATATCAGAGACGTTCTCGTTTCTGTTGCTACCTTTGGCAGGGAAGATGAAGACTTCCAGCGCATGGAGATGGAACGAACAGTCTTCCCGAGAGTTGTTCCGAAAGCCAAGGATGCAGTGATGGACATGGCTATGATGTCAAGCCCCATGGCTGCTCAGCAGGTTGCTAACAGTGCCGATGAGATGGCTCAGCGCCGAGCCCTTGTAGATGAGGTTAGACCGGAGACAGGTATCGGTCGTACTCAAATGGGAGGTGGCGGATGAATACCGGGGACGTAAGAGAGATGTTTAAGTCGTATGCCGACGAGGCCGACACAACATTTCTTACTGATTTGCAAATTACTTTATACCTCAAAGAGGGCTATAACGATTTTCGTCGTGCCGTCTGCGATATTGATCCGTATATTTATTCTATTGAGTACGTCTTTACGATGCCTTCTACGGGTATCCTTGATCTCACGCAGACAGCCCCTAATAGAATTCTTGGCGCACCAGGACTGCCGGCTACTGCCGGACACAAACTAGAGCGCCTGCTTCGTCTTGCCCGTATCAATGACGTAACAAACAATGATGTTGTTTATTATCTGGACTCGGCCCCGTCCGAAAAGACGATGAATGCTTTCTGTTATACCTTCATTAGGAACAGCATTATTACTTATGCGAAAGGGTCTGATGCTTTCCGCATGGAGTATGTTCCTTTTCACAATGTCGACTTCTCAGCAGCATCAGACTTCATTGATAACCTAGATGGCTTCCATGATATGATTCCTCTGTATGCGTATTCTCGTTACGCAATCAGAGACGGAGCAGACAACCCGCAGATCCAAGAGGAGATTTTTCGTAAGCTTGCCGATCTCAAGGAGTTCCTAGAGACCGGTAGGAGCCGAGAGGGCTCTCAGTTTGTTACGCCTTTTGAACCTGGTTATTAATTATGGCTACAGTAGGCAACGAAAGAGAGTTGCTAGCTAAAGGGCTAGAGCAAGATGGTATTGTTCGGGGCGTCTGGGCTCAGAATCTTCTTCTGGCAAAGGGTGCAATCTCTGCCCGATCGGGATGGGGTGTTGAGGCAGAACTTGATACCACCATTAGCAACGACATCATCTATAGCTCTTCTTCTTTTCCCGCTGATACCTTCACGAAAAATATTGCTTACGGGTACGAGAAGCATTTCGGGAGCGCCCTTGTTGAAACAAGCTTTGGCACCAAACAGGTTCTTTCTGTCTTTAGGGCTGTTGTAAATTATGGTGATCTTGGCGGTGTAAATAATGTTGATAGTTATGCAAAAATGTTTGTTGTCAGGATCTTCGATCTGACAACAAGGCAGTCTTGGGAAGAACCTCTTTACAGGCAGACCTCTGAGCTTATCTCTGCGGGGTTCCCTCTCAAGGGATATAACCCACTCTACAGTTATCCATCTACTTGGTATGGGTGCTATGAGTCCTCACAGCTTACCGACAATACGAGCTTTGTTTCCGGAGATGATGATTCGGGGTGGTATTTCCATGTCCATAGAAACAAGGTTTATTTCGGTTCTCCGGTAGCTGGGATATTTGTTTATCGGCCAGTAGACATTCAGGGCACTCGCTCTCAACAGGTCGAAACGAGATGTCTCTTTCCCTGGATCAAGGGATATTCCGAAACCGGCTGCATCACACCTATTCACTTTATGAACGGGATTTTTGAGCAGGGGTTTGTATACGCAACGGAGAGTAATATATCGAAGGTTGTTGCAATGACATCCTTCCGTGGTCGGATTGCTTACGCTACCGATTATTCAATCTTCTTCTCGGATATTAATAGGCCGAATAATGTTATTGGGATTAACTTCATCAATATCCCATCGAAGAATAAGGTGACGGCTCTTTATGAGTTTAACGGAAACCTTATGATCTTCACCTCTAAAGAAACATTTATCTACATTCCTAGTGAGGGGACGATTGTTTCTCAGGGGCGCCCCCCGATTAAGATTAGTGAGAGCATTGGTTGTATTGGACAGTCAGGAATAACGCTCGCTGACAATCAGCTTTTCTGGGTTTCTGAGTCTGGTGTTTTCTCTTCGTCGTCAGGAAGAGATACCAAGGAAATCTCTGAACCCATCAGGGCTTTTTGGGGTGGCCATGGGATAATGACAAATCCGATGACGAGTTATTTTGAAACCACAAAAAGCGGCTTTGCTGACATCAATGACGCAACACCACCAAGAACTCTTATCCAGTTTGATCCCGACCAGGTTTCTCTTGCTTACAACCATGACAAGCGCGCTCTTATTATGGGGTGCCCTAACCTAAATGGCTGCTGGGCTTTCACTGGTATTTGGTCTTGGTGGCCCTCTGAGTCTGTCGTTACACAAGACGGCACTGGTGCTCCTCTGGTCGGCTGCTCTAAGAACCTTAACCGCCCCTGGGTGCTTGCTGATAATGACGATATTTACAGCGTCTTTTTCGGAGAGGATCTTGCTGGTGCCAACGAGATCCAGGATAACACAACAGCTATCATTGGCAGGTCGGACAATACACTTCCCTCCGCAGAAGTTCCTCCCTCAGTAGCGTTTTCAAGAAAGAGCAACGGTCGAAACTATCTGATTTGTCGGCTCGGCAAAGGTGGAGCATTAGACCGATCAAGCTACAGAGAGGACTACAGAAAAGGCTCAGGCAAATATCTTCCACTGATTCTTCCTGATAGTCTTTATGCTAACGGGTCTTTTGTTCTTGGTCGCCCCTATTACGAAGAAGATACATCAACAGGTGTTTGGCGGTATTGGGTACCGGTGAAGCTTGTTCAGCCAGTGCTTGCTCAGGCAATTGAGGAATATACTCTTCATTTCAAATACGACAATGTGAGATGGGATGCTGAGCCAACAGGTACAGCCATGACCCTACGTGTCCCGACTGAGCGAAAGGCTTCAGCTAGCGGTATTACTGGCACCATTGTTGATGCGGCAGGCAACCCTGATGCTGCTGGTGGTTATATCAAGGTAGTGTTCGATGGTGCTGCCGCTCCGGGGGCTTGGACACATAAACCTAAAATCAACACAGTCATAGATCGAGAAAGTCCCTTGTTTGAGTTCAGCATGAAGATGCTTACTCCGGACAAGAGTCGGGTTGGTTTCGGCCTCTCCGATGTTAAGACTTCCGAGATAAAGACATCGGCAGCCACCGTTAGCAATGTAGGCATCCTTGTTTGGCTTGAATCCTTTATTGGCACTGAGGATAGCCACAACGATAATGCCATGGTTCAGGCTGTAGATTGGGCTTACAAGGGCAACGAGCAGGGTGATGGGTCTTTCCAGATCAAGGCGCGTGGAATCTATGCCAAGATGGGATCTCACGGACGCGGGCTTCAAGCTAACCGCATTGTTCCTAATTGGGTGTGGGGATTGTATAATGTGATTCTCGGCTCAGATGCCAAAGAGTATACAAGTCAGATTGTCGATTACGATAATGACATCCAGAAAATAGAGAACAAGACAACTATCCGCTCCAGGTTTAGAGATGTTAATGGAGCTATGCAGAAGAGAGTGTTCGGCTCTTCTGCTACAGACACTCCACAATGGGGAAGCCGCGGAGACGATACCGCTGGCAACTATCTTATTGATGATGAGCAAACCGATACAATAGCAACATCCGACAGTGTTAAGGGCGGATCTATTAGCTATATGGTATTTGGCTTCATTCAAGATCGAGCTGAGTCGCTTGGTCTTCTTAGTTTGGTTGGTGTTTTTAGGCCTGGTGGCAGACGAAGGAGAACAGGCCGATGAGCAGGTTTTCCTATAGCGATCTAAACGAAATGGGTGATATTGCTGTTGATTCCGTCAACAGCATTATCGCTCCGAACCATCGCGGTGATATTGTTAGGGTTCAATCCGGAGACGCCTTCGTCGAGAATGCGCCTCACCACAACGAATCCGTCTTGGGGCCTGGGCCCCAGGGCGGAATTCTTGTGGAAAAGCCTCTCACGTCAATCTGGGCGTCCCCAGGGGCAATCATAAACAGATTGGTAAACATAAACTCAGATGCCGTTATCAAAGGAGCGAGCTTCCGCCAGGAAGAAGGCGACTCTAACAACAATCAGCAGCTTGTTATTGTTGGTGGGAATGCCAGGGTCTCTTTTACAGACTGCACTTTTCAGAGAATCCATACGGCCGAACGCTCAACGGCTGCGTCAACTCGTCTTTGCTTTGTTCTTATTGAGGATGGAGCCAAAGCGGTTTTCTCTAACTGCGTTTTTCTTTCTGACTATGAAACAGGTGCAATGGACGGGTCTGGATTTGTTATTCAAAATCTAAACGCTCTTGCTACAACTGTTTACGTTGGTACCGGCATCAATTACACCACCCACACCCATAACAATGTAACTGCTCTTGGCGGGGAGATAACCTGATGTCATCTATTCGCCACATTACTGATGAGCAGTTTTCTGACGGGACAACAATTGACGGAAGCCGTTTAGAGAAGGGGCTTCAGGATCTCGAAGAGTACATTAACAATGTTCCTGATGGGGACTTTAAGCATCGGTGGCTTCAGAGCCAGATGGTTTTACGCTACCTGCCATTTACGAGTGACGCGATTGCAAAGATGTCTGCTGATCTCGGGGCCCCCGCAACTCATACGGTTCCGTATTTTGATGTTCAAAATATTAAAGGTGTTGCGGGCCTGTCAGGATTAGGCGGGATTGATCCGACAAATGTTTACCGGAATAAGGGTTATAGGCTTTCTTATAATCCGGCTTCGAGTGCCGATCTTCAGGTAGCCTGGACAACTTGTTTTTCTGTTGGTGATAACCCAATAATCATATCTGGTATTGATGTCGTTATGATGACTTACAATACCGAATATACCAATCCGTTTACTTATGGTTCTGACGGCTCTCCTCCAGAGAAAGAGGATGGCCAGCCTGTTGATAATATTGATTTGCAGCTAACGATGGATAATCCTTTTATAAGAAATATTCAGGTTGCGAACAGCATGCTTTGGCACAAGAGGGACTTCTCTGTTTCTAATGCCGCCATGTCTGGTAATGCTGCTAATCCCACATCTATTCCCAACGATATGACTCCGAATATATTAGCGGGAATGGGAACAGCGGGGATGGAGCGCTCTCTTTTTATGACTGAGCGAGATCTCAATATTCCAGTGCCACCTGTTTCTAGATTAAGGTTTTCGGTTATTCTTCCCAATGCGGATGAGAACAATAATCCTTGGTATACTTCGCCAGGAAATACCTTTGTCCCGACGGTTACTCTAACCATCCTCGAGCGGCTATCCAGTGATTAGCATTAAGAGATTAACACGGGGTATCAAGCTTCTTCTTGAGCATGTTTATACGCCTATTAACGCCGTTCTTGAGTCTATTTTTAAGGGGCGCATTCCTCTTGATCAGTATGAAAAACAAGACGGCACTTTTCGGGTGAGCTTCTATGTTCCGTTTACTCGTCATAGCGGTATTGGAATTGATCGCTCGACAGATTTTGCTTTTGTTCTTCCTCCGCTTCAGGACGAGTGGGGTCTCGATACAGATCTCGTCAATCAATACAGGTTGATTGAAATTAGTGTTGGCCAAGATACAAGGGCCGAACCTGGTACAGTTCACGGCCCAAAGAATCTTGCTGCTATGCCGGCTTATGGCACGCTTGATGGTGGCAATATGCCATCATATCGACTTGCCCTTCTCGAGAAAGAGATAGCGAAGTCGGAGAACAATCCAGTTAACAACGAACTCTATTCGATGGATGTTCCTGCTGTTGCCCTGACTAATCCTTACGAGAGGTTTAATCCTGTATCTCAGTCCGGCTTATCCGTAGCGATGCGGACAGATCGAAGTTATCTGGTTAGGGTGTTCACTGAGTATCCCGGCCCTAATGCTTTAGGGACAAGCAACCTTGGCCAGATGACATCTCTTTTTGTTACTCTTAAGCTATCGACAGAGCTAACCACTAGAGACCAGGCAGCATCCGCACAGAATGCTACCAGCACTATTGATGTTACATCTCATATTGTGTCTGCAAACGTGCCAGCAAAGAATACTCCGATTGAGGCAGATAGTGCGACAGGCGTAAATACAGCGTTCAAAATAATCGACCAAGTAGTTGATAGTAAAATGATCGGGGGTCTAACTCGTGAGGGCGATCTTCATGGGTACAAAGAAAACCTTCAGGCCGATGCATGCTACGATGTAATTTCTGTTCCTATTTTTCCTGGGTGGGGAAGCGTTCGAGGTGGTGCAGTTACCGATCACTTGGGCTGCCAGGAGCCTTCTGATATGCCTTGGTCGGCAGCGGGTGCTGGCAATTTCGTAACAATGGATAGGGCTATCATCCCTTTGCAGCACCCTATTAGTATTCATCATGTTGTTCTCGGTGTTAACTACAAGGCTCCTCCTATCGGGTCTAATGCTGACATTCTAAACCAAACAAGTGTGCGCCCAAGTACGTTATTAAATGCTACGCTGACGCACGATGTTGGGGTTGGGCTTATTACCGGAATGAGAGCCGACTCACTTGCCACCCAACAGGTGGCAAGTGTGTCATGGACACCAGCAACAAGAGCAAACTACCTCATTGATACAATGGACTTCAGGACTAATCTGACAGAAACCTATGGTTATTCCTGGGATTTGATGAGTTGTCCTCTGGTTGGTTACGGATCAGCAAGCGGAAACGGTAAAGGTTATTATAACCAAGGCAAGCCTGTCTATGCTATTGCGGGCCAGGAGCAGGCGTCACAAACGAGAACAACTATTGCAGGCGCTGCTTCTTTAACTGGTGGTGCTGAGCAGGCTCTCGATATTAGATGGAAAATAAGCGATGCTGTTAGCGATCCTGCTCTCTGGGCAAACAAAGCAACAATTGTGGGTTATCGTGGCTTTTGGGTTTATTTAATCTGCAAGAAATTATTGAGGTAAAAGATGTCAAACGGAAGACGGCAACCGCCTAATAATCCCATTGGTAACATCGGCAGGGCAGTAGTAGATGCCCACAGTGCGCTGATACGTCACCCTGTTCACGCCGTTAATGCTGCGGATAATGTAGCTCGCTGGTTTCAGGGTGATGCCGGTGAAGGTTATAGGTCTACTGCTAGCGCCCGATCCGGTGCAGCAGAAGCACAGGGGAGAAGAGACACGCTTCGAGGCGAGGCAGTCGCAGCCCAAAGAGAGCGCATTGCTAATGCGCAGAGGGCAATCAGAGAGGGCGAGGCCCAAGCGCAGGACAACCAGCGAGCAATCCAGCAGGGAGCTTCTCGAGCATTCGCTGCTGGGCTTGACCCTACAACGGCATCAGGCGGCGGATCCTTTGCTGCTGCTGGCCAGCTAGGCATGCAGGCAGAGGAAGCTGGCATCTCTCAGAAAGCCAGAGACATGAAAATGATCCAGGGCATGCGAGAAAGAGCTGTAGATGCAAAACTTAGTGCCGCAGAATATGAGGCCCAACAAGGAAACGAACAAGAAGAATACCAAGCAGCGTTGGCTCAGGGTATTACCGAAGCAGAACAGGCCATTCAAGATGGGCAGGGATTCTGGGATGATGACGAAGAAGGCATGATGAGAACAATCAGGAGTGCTGTTGCTAGGCTTCGGGCGACCAATCCAAGGGCGGCAGAAGAACTCGAGAGAAAATATCTTCATCCTAGCGGCGAAGGCTATAAACGAATTCACTCTTGGTGGGACTAAACAATGGCTAGAATCTTGCCTCCTTCAGTATTTCGGCGTGAGTACACTCAAGCCGAATTTAAACCCACTCAAACTCAGAGGGTGGGGGAGCAGTGGGCTAGTCCTGAAGGGATTAAAACCGCTGTTGGTATAACGGATGTTGTTGGTGGTACGATTGCTGATGTTGCCACACAGTTTGCGAGAAAAAGAGAGCTAGAAGAATCCGGCGATAAGATTGTGAGTTATGATGAGGCTCTTGCTAGGGTTGCTGCGGCTAAGACACATAAGCAACGACAGCGGGCTTATGATAAAATGGCTAGTGCTTGGGATCGACCTGGTAGTGGGCGTCTTAGTCGTCGTTGGTCTGGTGGCCCTTCGGAAACTATGACCACTCAATATAAGCGGATGCTCTCACCGCTTAGGTACCCCGCGGCTGGCGGTAGTGGGCGCGGCGACAAAATAACCAAACTTAACTATAAGGTTCTTCAGGATTTAAAAAAGCAGATAAGAAACCCCGGCAGCAAAATTGGCAGAGACGCTTTGGCTATGGGCGCTCTCGCTGCTGGTGCTGGCTTAGCTTCGGGTGGTATTAATGCAGGAATGCTCGATCAGAATTACTGGGTAGCTGATCCAGAAGGCCCTAACGGGTTCAGGATTAAGCTGCCGAACGAAGAGCAAATATTGCAAACCATAGAGGTTAATAGCCCTCAATGGAACGCTGTGATGGACCAGTCCCGCGCTTTGGCTTCGAGGGTTTTTCAGCGAGCAGCACAGCTTGCTAACAACCCAGAGGAAGAGCGAAAGGTCAGAGATTCTACAATTAGACTTCGTGCTCTTATCGGTATCGGAAGTCAGGCTTCTCTGCACCCAACAGCAGAGAATATTCAAGCGTTTAGCGATCTAGCAAATCCGCTTGTTCGTAGCGTATACGATGTGGGAGCCCCCGACCAATACCACATACCCGGGAAACCTGTTGTTCCCCAAGTCACGAGGCATGAAGTGGGCGGAATGAGCATGCCGCAGAATATGAGCATAGAGGGAACTGCTCCTCACCCTGGGTCTGTCCAGGCTACTCCTGCTGCTTCTTCTGTCCAAATCGCCCAGCCTACTGCTGCTGTCGCTTCGGCCCCATCCACACCAGTCAACGAGGTGGCGGCCAGGGCTGCGGTGCTAAGTGGAATTGCCGCTAGGGTTGAGCCTACGGCTCAGCCTCAGCCTGCTCAAGTTGTCACTCCTACACCCGCAACAGCAATGACTCCTCAGAGATTTTCCACTCCAGTGCCGCAACCTGGTCCGTCACCCACTGGTATGATGAGCACTGCTCAGGACGCCCTTCAGGCTCAACAGGTGCAGGCCGCAGAGCAGGAGCAAGCGGTAAGAGCCCAAGACGAAATGAGGACGATGCCTCAGCGTGTTGGTCCTCCTCCTAGAAATGTCAGGATGTCTTCTGATCAGAGAGGGACACCAGAGCACGCAAGGTCTGATGCTTGGAATTACCACGCTCACTCAGCGTTAGCGGCAGCGCGAGAAGAGGCGGCGAGATCGAGGCAACCTCGTCGTCGCCGGGCGGCCAAGAAAGAAAGCGCAAAGACCAAGAAGACCAGGAGCAACACAAGGATTAAGGCTCAGGTTCACAGCCTGAGAAAGCAGGGCTTCTTTGGTAGTCCGTCGGTTAAGCGCAGCGTTATTAATGCCAGAGCAAGGAAGCTAATCCAAAGAGCAATGAAGGTTGGTTTAGCACAGGCTAAAAGAGAGTATCGCGAAGGAAACCGGTAATGGTATTGTATCGGGAGCGGGAGAGACGCGAGGCCTTTAAGAATGCCAAGTCTCTCGAGGAAGAAAGAGAAGAGATGCTTGCTGCCTGGGAGAAGGGAGGGCCTTCTCTTGGTCAGGGTTTAAAAACCGCCGGCGGCATGGTTGTTGGCGCTCTTGATCCTGTTGGTGAGTATATCGGAAGAGGGTTTGGGCTTGGCAGCGAGCTTGATCCCTTCTCTGATAAGATCAAAAACAATGAGCTTATAGGAGCCTTTGAAGCTCATGTTGAGAACGAGCTTCTTAACTCTTTTGATCCTACCGGAAAGCCCTATAATAAACACTGGGTTAGAGGCCAAAGGAACCAAATAAAAAGAGAACTGGTTGACTGGCTTGGCAGCATGAACCCTGATCAAACCCAGGTCTATAAAGACCTGGGCGCGCCAGCCCGGCACTTCGGGACAAAAGAAACAAAGCTTCCTGACGGGTCTATCAAGTACGGCAACTCAAGCTTTGAAGATTCGCCCCTCTATAAGAGATCGCCTGGATTCTGGGATTCTTACGAGCGCTGGTCTACAATGCCGTTTAGCCAGGTCCGCGAGGAGTTACAGGCCCAGCTTGGACCTGGTTTCCAGATCAACGAAGAGAACTTTAGAAGGCAGATGAACAACTACCATCTGCTAAAGAACAACATCAAAGAAGTCGAAAGCCTTCACCAGCAATACCAATACCCTGAAGACTCTGCTTACATCAGAGACTTCAAGGGTTACGTTGACCAGTGGGAAGCCCTTGATAAAAGCGGCGGGGTTGCCGGCGGTCTGGCTAACTGGTGGGACGACGTTAAAGCTATGGGTGAGGGAACCTATCAGTTCCTCACATCTCTTGCCGGCATGGCAGAGCTTGAACCCAAGACATCGAAGCTTGCTGGTTATGAGATGGGGCCAGCAGTTACTGCCGGTAGAGAGTTCGGAAGCTCTTTTACCGGCGGCCTTGAGGGCTCATTAGCTGCCGCCTTTGGTGTCGATAAAAAAACAGGAGAAAGAAGAATCCATCGAAAGCCGATGATTCTCCTTGGTGTTGTCGGCCCCACCATTTTCAATCTCGCTCGGGCGGTTAAGCATGGCTACGCTTCACCGACTACGATTGCTAAAGTTGATGCCCAGATAAAAGCTGATAGCAGATTCGGCAAAGCCTTTAACAAGGCAATGGATTTGGTTGATGTCCCAATCTCGTATGTTAAGCGCAAGGCCGAACCCGTTGTCGGGCCCATCCGAAGAGGGTTCGAGAAGCTTGATGCGATCGACCCTGAAACAGGAAAGCCTGTTTATCCAACAGGGTCATTCATTCGGAAGGATGAGGCGGTAGGGCGTCCTGGTGCCCAGGGCGTTGATATGCCTACGGGGAACAAGTTTAAGCTTGATCCAGATGACACGTTTAATGTTGATCCAGTAAGCTTTCATCGTCGACAGGGCGCGTACAAAGTTAGGACTGTTGGGGATCTAGCAAGAGGGGCTCTTAAGGATATGGGATTCTGGACCATTACAGGTCTACCCATAACTAATCCTCTTGGTGCCCTTGCTGCTGTAGGTGCCCAGGGCCTGGCTCGATGGGGATACGGAGCAGCCTTAAAGAACAGCAGCACAGCGATGAGGGTTCATCGCCTTCTCACAAAGAACTTCACGCTACGAGGAAAGCTTGGCCAGCTTGATAATGTTGATGAGCGAATAGCGGCTATGTATGGTCGTGACTTCACCGCAGCCCTGGAAAAAAGCTTTGATGTCCATCTTACTTCTGAGCTCCGGCGATACGTAGCCGAGAAGCAGGCAGGCAAGGAGGCGAGGAGGGCGGCTCCGGACGAAATATCTCAAGAGGAACACCAGCCACTGGTAAGAGACGTAGAGGGTGCGGCTGGTGCTAAGAGCGAAAAACCCGATGTAACACTAGGGCCCGTTAAGGATCTCGTTGATTCTCGCCTGGTTGCAGAGCGGTATGAGAATACAGTTAAAGCTTCTAAACCTCGCCCCGTCCCCAAAGGGACGGGGGCGAGGGTTGTAAGGGATCCTATCCCTGAAGAGGTTAAGGCCAACTACCTTCGAGCCAAAAATAAACTAGGAACAATTAACGACACCTTAAGGGCTCAAGGTGGCGATGCCTTAAGCTACGCAAGAAATTGGGTTTTTAATAACAGGGGAGAAAGAATCCCTAACCTTGAAAGCTTTATTAATGATGCGATTGAAATTCAGGCAGCAGAAAAATTAAGCGACCGAAAGCTAACTGACCCAGAAACAGGGAGTTCCCTCAATGCTATCGAGCTAATGTCCCTAATGGACAGAGAGGGAACGCTTAACGATCCTGGAGAATTTTCTCGAAGGCGGGGCTATAACCCTGGGCAGATTGATCAATTTGAAAAGCATACAGCGGAGATTCGCAGGCTTATTCAAGATGGTTTTGATGTAGATGATCTTGTTTGGATTAGCCATTTAGCGGGCGAAGGGAAATCCCCAGAGCGCACGCCCCCAAGAACGATTGGCCCGTTTGCTCCTAAAGCAGAAGCCGATAAGTTTAACATTATGGCTACGGCGCGGCCTGATACTGAATATACCCAGCTAACTCGAGAGGGCGTAGAAAACTTTAAGCGAGATCGTGTAGAGGCTATGGAGGAATTCCTTAAAGCCGAACAAGCCTACAAAGCAGCAGAAGCAAAGTCGCTAGTTGATCGAAGAGAGCAACTGGATGATGTCGAAGTAGACATTGATCCTTACGCTGTTGCTGAACCCGAAAGAAGACAGAGAACTATTAGGGTTGGCGACTCTAATATCGTAGCGCAGACAGCAGCTCGAGCTGAGCAGGTAGCAAACCAGAACCAGGTTCGGATCATCAGGGAAGAAGCGAGAAGGCTTCGCGAGGGGACAACTACTGATAGCGTTGCAGCTTTCATGCGCGAGTCAGGTGAGATTGTTACCGCTGAGAAGGTTCAGCGGGGACTGGATCTTGCTCTTGAGTCAATCGACATCGCTGAGAGAGCCCTCATTGAGAAGTATGAGCACGGAGGCATCTCGAGAGGTAAAACAGAAGCTGAGTTTGTTGACCTTGTAGAAAAGATGGATCTCGATGATGCGCCTGACCCCGCATTTTTGGATGATGAAGCACCCGAATACAGACCGATAAGCAGAAGAGCCCAGGAAGTTACATCAGCAGTCTCTCAATTCTATACACTTCTGGATGAGATGAGGCGTGAGCGGTATAATCCGATAGGTGATCCCGAAGCACCGAGCATTGCAAAATCGGAGATCGAAAACACGATCAGAACCTATAAGGCTTTTGCTGACAGATATACTCCCAAGGCTGTTGATGCGGCGATTAGAGCCGGTGGCGACGTAAGCAATACGTTTACCTCTACTGGTGACATCGTCATCGGATCACCCCTCTATCAGCTTGCTCAAGGCAAGCGCTCCCCGGTGGAAACCATGGGGCCTCAGGCCACCAGGCGCAAAACAGAGAGTGAAATAGGGAAGATTGAAGAGCAGTTTGATGCGCCCAAAGACGAGTCTGTTGCTGTTAACCTCTTCAATGAGGAGACGGGCCTTTGGGAGAGAGAGTACCTTTCAATCGAAAAGCTTGGTGCTTGGGACAAGAAGGAAACACGAGGCGAAAGAAACACCAGGCTCGAGAAAGAGAAGTCTTATCGCGTTGCTCTAGGCGAAGCGATGAAGGATCTGTCTGGTCTTTCAAATAGAGACCTTTATTTCAAGGCAAGGAAGAGGGGGCTACTTCCCGACTCCGAAGCAAAGGTTCTCAAAGGTAAGCAGCTTGTTCTTGGTGATGTCCGCGGCGGCTTACAAGAGGGCGCAGCCTCAAGACTAGGTCCTACTGATATTGATGTGTCTCCCTATACCGAAGGGAGAATTAAGGGTCTTAACCCGAAGTTCGGGCGGGACGTAAGAAATCTTATCATCAGGCGATTAGCGCAAGATGTCGCCAGAGACAAAAAGCCAAAGCTTGCTGGGACGTGGCTGCAAAGAAAGCTTAAAGGGTTAGCCTACAAAGACATCCCTGAGTTCGCTAAGAAGAACAATGTAGACTTGAAGGGTGTCGGTCGATCAGCGGAAGCAAAGAAGAAGCATATCTTCGAGACACTCAGGGATCGAGCTACCGGAGCACCAGGCCTACTTAAAGCCAGGGCTGAACTGGAAGCCCTGAAGACAAGGGCAAACAGCCTGCAAGCAAACCTTGCTGCTGACCGCAGAAGGATCCCAGAGGCAGAAGCGACCGAGCTAGGCCTCGATCAGGCAGAGCTTCAGTCGCTCAGGGATGACATAAGAGAGAAGACTCTTGAGGTTAGGCGTCTTGAGTCCCAAGACAGAACAACAAGACTTCGTGATCTTGATACTCGAGTTAAGGGAAAGCCTCAATTTGTCCCAAGGCAATCAAAGGAAAGAAGACAACAAGAAGCCAGGCTAGAGAAAGCCCAGAAAGAGGTTGATGCTCTTAGTGATAAAGAGGTTATAGAAGAGCTTTCTCGCTTTGATCCAGACGCCAAGAAGAAATACCGACTAAAGAGAGTAAGAGAAGAAGGCGGTACTGTTCCGGCTCCTGCTGTCGAAGCAGAAATGTTTGGTCGGACACTTCCTCCAGACGCCAAAAGCGTTGGCAAGAAGCCTACAAAGCCCAAGCAAAAGAAAAAGTTCAAGTTCACTAAGAAGAAATCATGGTCCAGAAAAGGGGCCAGATTTAAAAAGGGCCCCAGAAAGTGGACGAAGGGTTCCAGAAAAGAGTGGGCAGCCACATCAAGAGTAGATGCCAAATACAAGGCTGATCTTGCTGCCTGGAAAAAACGTAAAGAGGCCTTCGAGAAAGCAAAGAAAGCTCATGAAGCTCTTCCTGTTGAGGGGGCGAGAAGAGAGCGCTTTGTTGATGTGAGGGATCTCGGCGAACCAAGAATCGTTTCGCCCGATAGACACCTTTACATTACGCAGCCGGTCAGGATTAAGACTCGTCGTCCAGGTGTGACAGCAAAAGGCACCAAACAGGTTTATAAGTGGTCACCCAAACGGGTTGGGGATGCGTGGCAGACAACAAAGAAACAGTTAGCCGACCTGCTTGATGACCCGAAATACAACCGAGTTGTTATGATGGTGGGCTTACCTGGATCGGGCAAGTCAACCTGGATCTCCAAGAACAAGTCTTCGGGTGCTGTCTATTTTGATGCGACGTTTACCACTGCTCGAGGCAGGGCAGACATTATCAAAAGGGTAAAGGAGTCAGGAAAGAACGTTGAGGCTGTCGTTATGGGCACGCCTAACGAGGTTAGCATTCAACGAAACCTGGCTCGCACAGCAGACAGAACAGTTAATCCTGATGCTGTTAAGCGCATGGCTGAGCAGCTAGCAGACAACCCTGTTAAGAAAGCTGAGGGGTTTGATGTTATCTGGAAAGATAATGATCCCGACGCAGCAAAGCCACTGCTGGAATATGATGTTCGTAAATTCGATGTTGCTACCGGGCCGATGCCTGAAGGTGCCGTCGAGGGCACAACACGGATACCTCCAGCACGGGAGGCGCTCGCTCGCTTTAAGGCGAGCGGCGCTAAGCCCGCTAACCCAACCTATAAATTCAAAGGGTCAACCCAGGAAATCACAGCCGTAAAGCTGAGGAAGAAATATGCTAACCGGGTAAAGAAGAAGATGAAGAAGGCCGAGCCCGATGAAGCAGCAGGCCTTCCAGTCGATCCTGATCTCGATCTTGAGATCGGAAAACAGAATCTTCTTCTGTCTAAAGATCCCGACGCCAAAATCTTGCGGGTTCTCGATAAGTACATTGAGGTTAAGGGCGGAGAAAGCAAACCGTTTACAGTTAGAGATCTTAACGCTCTCCTTAAAGAGGCTGGTGAAGATGTAAGACTACCAACCTTTACCACCGAAGAAGCCTTTAAGGCAGCCGCCAAAAAGAAAGCCCCAAAACCAAAGGCCAAAGCAGAGGCCAAGGCAAAGACGGTGAGGCAAGAGGCAGCCAGAGAAAAAACAGGAGCAAAACCAAAAGCAGATAAAGCCCTAACCGACCTAACAAAAGAGGTTGATGCTCTTTACAACAAGGTTCTCAAGATAACGTCGGCACCCAAGAAGGATATGAGAGCCCTTAATACAGCCCTTGTTGGCCTATCATCTCTTGTTGGTAGGGTTGGTCGTCTGGCTGTTCCGCACGAAGTAAAGAAGCCGCTCCTTAGCAAGCTTCGTGATATATCTAATGACGCCTCTGCTCGTGTTCAGGCTCAAAGATTCAGCGTGAAGTACGATACACTAGGTGATGAGATCCAAGCACTGTATGACGGCGAGATCATTCCCGAGATGATGGCTAGGTCTCGCGGCTCGTTTGCGCGGCTCACTCAGGCACTTAAGAAGAGAGATACCGGCATCTTCGATAAGCTACAGAAGAAAGTGAACGAGCTAGCGAAGACCAACAAGGCACTACAAACACGAGCGCAAAAGAACCCAGATAACAAAGCATATCAAACAGCAGCGGATGAAGCCTCGAAGGCCTATCTTAATGCGATCAATGATCAGACATCTGTTCTAGCCCGAATGATGGAAGAGTTAAGTGAGGGGCAGATGCAGGCCCTTACTGATGCCTTTTATAACTACGGTCCCAAGGTCTATAAGCGAGACCCGCAAGCTTCTTATATGTTCACAAAGAAGAAAGCGGGCAAGGAGGTATCCCTCAAGCACGCCTCTGACGCCTATGCCAAGAGCATGGGAATGACAAAGCTTGATGGCAGATACTACCTTGATTCAAATTGGTATGTTCAGCGCCAGGCAGTAGACAGAAAGCTGGCAGGATTACCCGAGCTTAAAGACAGCCCAAGCATCCAGGCTGCCATCGAGGCCGAGGTAATGTTTAGGGATATGCAACAAGCTGAAGGCCTGATTAATACGGAGCTAGTAGATAAACAAAACCGCAACGCTAAAGTTCCAGGCACAAGAGAGAATCTAGCTGTCTTGGCTGCGGATATTATTACAGATTCGACAGCCAGAATGCCGGAAGGAATGGATGCCCCGTTTAAGGCTGAGGTTTACAGGCTGAGAAAGAAGCTGTCCGAACTGAAATACATCAACGTCCTGGAAGAGGGTAATAGGATAGCCTCTTCCGGTCTTTCTCCTGCTGAGAAGTATGCTTTATACAGACAGCTTAAAATTCTGGATCAGACGCAGGCGTCTCGAGTTCCAGGTGTAAACCATACGATCGGTAGACTCACGAAAGAAGAGCGCAACTTTATCCATAGTCCTGTTGTGACCCAGGACGCTGTTGTTATGGACGGCTCAACAGGTAAAGCCAGGCGAAGCGAGAAGTACATCGTTCGCCTTACTCGGCCATGGAGCTTAGAGTTTGAGGCTAAGATGCGCGACATCACAGACAACATGGTGAATCGCTGGGGTAGATCCAAACAAGAGAGGGATGCATTTGTATCCACTGTTATGGAGATCTTCAATCAGGGTAACTCTCTTCTTCTTAGCCCTGCATTAAGAGGTATCGTTTCTCAGATGGCAGTCATGAGTATTGATTCCCAGATTATGGAAGCAAGACGAGCAGATGCCCGTGGCAAACGAAAAGGCATGTCAACAGAAGAAAGGAAAAACCTCGAAAAGAATATTGGGGTTTTTCTTGGCGAGTTCGCTTTACCCTTCAAGGCGCTGCCTAAAGCAGCACCTTGGTCTAAAGCATCTGTTGATACAGCAAGGTTCCTTGCTGGTATCCCAACAAGGTTCGATTACTTTGAGTGGTTCAAGGATGCAGACGGGAAACGAAAGAAGAGGGTTGTTGGTTCGGCTGATATTATTGGTCTGGTTCAAGATGCCTTCGATGCTATCAAGACCAAAAAAGAGAAACAGCTAGTCGTTTATGATGCTGTAAGAAACCTGACAGGGGCACTACAGTCTCAAGCCAAAGCCCACTCAATGATCAACATGAATCAGGTTGAGAACGACAGGTTCGGTATCAGCTATTCCGATACACCTCTTAGCGCCCTTGCTAAGTACACATATCAAACTGTGTTTAAGGGTGATGCTAGGCCCATGTCGCTTACTTATATTGCGGCCGATCCCAATGCAGCAACCAGAGCAAAGTTCGTAAGCAAAAATGATCTACTCAATTCCCAGGCTGGTAGGTTTAAAGAATTCGTAGACCATCTTCAGGATGCTTATTCGGTAGACCTAAAGCAGAACATTGCATCTCGCCACTCTCCCTCTAAGGATGGAATGCCCATCCCTGCTGAGCTTACGGTTGAGTACATTGATGCGATCAACAAGAAGTACAAAACCAATTACGCCTACGTCTTAACCGAAGACAAGATTAGGCAGGCGTTTGGTTCAATGACGGATGTCGCAGAAGGCAGCCCTGTCGGAACCTTCCTTGACCAGCTAAGGGATGAGACATCTACCCTTGGCGACATGGCAAAATCTAAGAGCAGGGATCTCGAAGGAATCGAGAAAGGTATTTCATTCCTCGAGGGCCAAGGAAAGTTTGTGGATCTTTTTGATGAGATCAACGAGCAGCAGAATACTACTGCGCGCTTTTATTCCGAGCTATCAAAGGACGGAACAAGGGAATGGCACCAGGTTGGGGATCCAGATATTCTCTATGCGCCTCAGGG